GATGCAACACATAATCCGCTTGAGGGGCTCAATATCACAAGTGGTCTTGCATTGATTGATGAGTGTCAAACTCTATCTGAAGAAGTAGCACAAAAGACGCTTGGTCGGTTGCGATCAGGTCCATCGCCAAAACTCATCATGGTTGGCTTGCCTGTATGGGATGCGTGGTGGGTGGGTTTTGCTGAGAAAGCTGGATGCACTCCAATCTTTTATGCAAGCCATGTGAATAAGGCCAACCTGTCTGAAGCTTGGTTTGATGCTGTCAAGAACTTGCCTGAAAGTGAGCGGTTGGCGATGGTAGAGAATCAACCTAGACCACCTCAAGGCGTTATATATAGCGAATGGACTTTATCCCATGTTGTGAGCAATTGGAAGTATGATCAGAGCATGTCATCAAGGCTTGTCATTGACTTTGGCTTTAGAAAGCCGTCCGTTCTGATCTTAACTCATGATCCAATCTTAGAAGCTGATGTTATTTGTGCTGAGATCAACCCTCAAGAGATCACTCTTTCAGAGCTTGCCAAAGAGATCTTAAAAATTGCTTGTCCTAGAGATATGGCTAAGAAGTATCCCAATCGTATTTTGCTTGATGGTGCAAGCGGTGATAAGGCTGGATCAGCTAGATCAGATCGTACCGCTCAATCAGCCTTTCATGAACTTTCAAAGCCAGCTGATCAAGGTGGCATAGGTATGCCTTTTAGGTGGTGCACTGATCCAATACGAACGGACATTTTGAACGGCATCCAACGAGTTAAAAGGTTGATCCATCAAAGGAGAATTTTATGCACCTCTGAGGTTTGGGAAAGAGGAGCAAATTCTATTGGCAACAGCTTTAGAAAAGCGATCTTATCCTATGCTTGGGATGGCAAAGAGACACCTAAAAAGGATGGTCGAGAAGATCCACTAGACGCATTGAGATACGATGTTATTAATTGGCTTTGGAGAGATAGCGAGATCATAGCTGACAAGCCTGTGCCTACTACATCTCCAACCGTCAAGAGCAAACTTAACTTGGTGCAATCACATATCAAAGCGATGAGAAGTCATTAACATGCAAGACAAATTCAAAAAGATCACTGATGATCTAGCACAAATCTTATCTACCAAAGACGAAGCCTATGGCAATGCTTTTGATAAAACAACTCACATTCTATCTTTGCTTTATCCCAATGGGATTAAGGTTGAGCAATACAAAGACCTTCATGTCATCATTCGTATGCTTGATAAAATCTCAAGAATTGCAAGGGATAATGATCCACTTGGTGAAAGTCCTTATATGGACATAGCAGGCTATTCTATTCTTTCACTTGCTAGGGATAACAAATGATAGGCAATGCACTTTTAGCAAGGTTGGCGATTGATAGCATCATCATGGTTTTTTTCATCCCATTGGATGCAATCTATCAACTGACAGATCAAGCGATCATCGATAGGCTGAGAGAGCTGGAGCTTTCCTATCAAGGTAAAATCAAAGAGGCTAAATTGTTTATGCATAAAATGGAGATGATATGATGCAGAAAAAAGAAAAAGCAATGCACATAGCATCATTCTTACATAGCTTTTCAGATACATTAAGAGGCGATTATAAAAGATCTGACTTTGGCAAAATCATTTTACCTTTTACACTCCTTAGAAGACTCGAATATATTTGTAATAATTCAGAGTTAAATCTTAAATTGTGCATGGTGGATTCAAAAGTTAGATTGCTATCATATATTCAAAGCCTTCCTAGTGATATTCAAGATATTTTTCATCAATTTGAATTTGATCGACAAATAGAGAAATTGGCTAACTTAAATCTCTTATCTTTGATGATAGAAAAATTTGCTGACGCTGATTTAAATCCTTTGCATGTGAGCAATGCTGATATGGGATTGATCTTTGAGGAACTGATCCGTCAATTTGCTGAGGACTCAAAAGAAACAGCTGGAGAACATTATACACCTAGAGAGGTTATTCGTTTGCTTGTGGATCTACTATTCTTTGATGATCAAGGTAAAGGCGATACTCGCTCTATCTATGATCCAACGGCGGGAACAGGCGGGATGTTGTCCGTTGCTGAGGATTACTTGAGAGAGCATAGACCAAATATCAAGCTAGTTATTCATTCTCAAGAACTGAATGGTGAGAGCTATGCAATTTGTAAAAGTGATATGTTAATTAAAGGCCACGATACAAGTTTAATCAAGTTTGGCAATACCTTATCCAACGATCAACATGCTAATGCTAAATTTGATTATAGCATCTCAAATCCGCCTTATGGTGTGGAATGGAAGAAGATTGAAAAAGAGATAAAACTAGAGCATGAAAAACAAGGTTTTAATGGTCGATTTGGTGCTGGATTGCCTAGAATTTCAGATGGAAGCTTGTTATTCCTACAGCATCTTATATCTAAGATGAAAGCACCTCAAGATGGTGGTAGTCGTATTGCAATCGTATTAAATGGATCTCCCTTATTTACAGGTGGAGCAGGCTCAGGAGAAAGTGATATTCGTAAGTACATTATGGAAAACGATTTACTAGAAACAATCATAGGTTTACCAACTGATATTTTTTATAATACAGGTATTGCAACATATATATGGCTACTCACAAATAACAAGCAAATAGAACGAAAGGGTAAGGTATTGCTAATTAACGCAGCAAATATGTATGTTAAAATGAGAAAGAGTTTAGGTAGTAAAAGAAATGAGCTTTCACAAGATAACATCAATCAAATTATAGAATTGCATCGTGATTTTAAGGAAACTAAAGATTCTAAGGTTTTTAAAAATACTGACTTCGGTTATTCAACAATAACAGTAGAACAGCCTTTAAAAGATAATCAGGGCAATAATGTACTGATTGCCAAAGGTAAATTAAAAGGAGGCATTCAACCAGATGCAAATTTGAGAGATACTGAAAACATTCCACTAGATGAAGATATTGATGAGTATTTTAATCGTGAAGTTTTGCCACATGCACCTGAAGCTTGGATTGATAAGGATAAAACAAAAATTGGATATGAGATTTTATTTAATCGCTATTTTTATGAGCATATACCACTCAGAGATATTCAAGAGATTGAGCAAGATATAAAGCAATTGCATAAAGAGATATTTCAATTGATGAATGATTTATTTGATGATTGAATATAAAATAACGGCTTTAGTGTTATTATTTTATACTCAATCACAAAGGAGAGAATATGATTGGATATGCAAGAGTATCAACTGATGATCAAAGCCTTGAGGCACAAATCGACTATTTAAAATCAATCGGTTGTACAAAAATTTATCAAGAGAAAATGACTGGCAAAACCAAAGAAAGACCAGAACTTAAAAAGGCAATGTCAGCGATTAAGAAAGGCGATGTCTTTGTTGTTTTAAAGCTTGATCGTCTCGGAAGGTCTATGAAAGATTTGATCGAATTGGTTGAACAAATCAAGAAGAAAGGTGCTCACTTTAAGACATCAGACGGCATCGACACAAGCACACCGATGGGCGTCTTTGTTTTTCATATCTTTGGAGCTTTGGCTGAGATGGAGCTTGGCTTGATCAAAGAGAGAACGAAGCTTGGACTCAAGGCGGCGAGAGATAGGGGGCGAATTGGTGGACGGCCTAAAGGCTTGTCAAGAAAGCTTGAGAGTGTAAAATATACCGTCAAAGAGATGTATATAAACGGGAGTAGCATTGAAGACATATGTCAAGTATGTGGCATATCAAGAGCATCTATTTATACAGTTTTAAGAGATCTCACAATTGATCTAAGGGTGAATAATCATGGCTAAATTCTTTGATTGTGAGTTAGATGCTAGATTGTGCATGATTGAGGATATGATCGAGAGAGGCGAGGTTTATCAAGGCTATTCTAGTAAATATACAAAATCACAAAAGAACATTCAATCAAAGAGAATCAGAGATGCAGATCTTATCAAGGCTGTTTCATCAGATAGAACTTGGAAAGAGATCGCTTTTGAGTTAGGCGTGACTATTTCAGCCGTTAGATTTAAATGTGATCAACTTGGGATTAAAAAAGAAAAATTGCATCGTTTTACTAAGAGATAGAAGAATTAATCTTTTTGATCTTCTCTTCAACTCTATCAAGGCGATCAGCAAGATCATCATCTCCAACTTGAATCCTAGCTTGATCTTTGGCTTGTGCATCAATCTTGCTCTCTAAGACGCTGATCTTTTTCTCAATGTCTTTTCTCTCAAAGTCGCAAACCAAAGCATGGTCTTTATCTTCTCGTTCTTTCTTTTGCATCTTTTGAAACATAAGCACGATCAAGATGATAATCGCTAGTGGTGTGTTGTCTTTGGTGATCTTCATGAGTTGCTCAAACTGATTGATTTCAGGTGGCAATTCAATGCTTGAGTGAGTAGGCTGGATAGGTTGAGCTTGTGCAATAATCATCGGCTCGTCTATTGGTGCTAAAAACATATCTTCTTCTTTCTGATATATAAACTGATCAGGTACCAATTTAATTTTAGTGTCTTTTTTGAGTAGCTTTTCAACTTTCTTTTCTCCATAGTGGATGACTAGCTTTGATCCTTCTTTAAAATCGCAAGCCTCCACCTCATAGACATTGCCTTTAAAATAAATCTTGCCTGTTGTGGTGATAAAAAATTCATCATCGATTATGCACATATTTTCTCTTTCATGTGTTTAAGGTATGGTTTTTTTGAGAGTCGCTAGGTGCTTTTTCTGCTTTGAGCATCTAGCAATTTAAAATTTTATTTGATATAATAGCATTTTATGCAATATGATAAGTTGATATATTCTTTTAGGTGATGTTTATGACGGTTTATCCATATATGACGATGACAAGCTCAACCAAAGAGATGCCATATTTATCGCAAGAGCGACCACACTATCAATCTTACGGTATCAGTGGAACATCCATTCAAGGTGGCTACATCACAGGGAAAGAACAAAATCCAGCTTTATCAGGTCGTTCATGGACGAGAGAAGCTGAAGACATGTTGGCAACTGATCCAATTATCAGAAGATCTTGGAGCTTGGTTAAGCAAACTCTATTGTCAGCAAAATGGGAATTTAAGGCTGGTCGAGATGGTGATCAAACAAGTGAAGAGTTGGCAAGATTTGCCAATGAGGCTTTTGGCTTTAAGAGTTATCCAGGTATGATGGAGATCAGCTTTGAGGATCAGCTTAATTATTTGCTAGAATTTATTCCACATGGTTGGAGATATGCTGAAGAAATTTATTGTGTTGCTAAGGACTCCATCGGAAAAGAGAAGGTATTTTTAAAACGATATGCTGATCGCGAGCCTTCATCTCATCAGCAATGGCTATCAGCTGACAAACAGAATTTAGATGGTGTTATTCAAATCATGGTCGGCGGGGTAAATCCCGAACCTATCCCAGCGTCAAAACTTTTACTTTTGACTCTCAATAGAACCGGATCAAACTTTGAAGGGATTGGCCTTTTGCGTCCGTGCTGGTGGTGGTGGAAAGAGAAACAACGGTCCGCCACTCTCATGGCTATCGGCCTTGAGAAATGGGCTGTGCCTACGCCAATTGTTAAAGTCAATCGTCAAGCGATCGATCAGATGGGAATTTCAAGTGGTGATGTTGAGGCAATGATCAATGAGGCTCAGCAACAAGCGCAGGCCTATGTTGTGCAGGAGCAAAGCTATTTAGTTGAAAATAATATTGTTTCTTTTGACACCTATGGAGGATCGGCCGGCTTTGATGCTGGTGGCGCTTTGCAAGTTATTCAAGAGTGCGACAATCAAATTTCTCAAGCCTTCATGGCTCAATTTATGAATTTGGGGATATCCGACACTGGATCTAGATCAGTTGGTGAAGTGCATCTATCCGTTTTTAGAAGAGCATGTATCAATTTTCTTGACTTAGTGGCCAGTGCAATCAGTGGACAAGATAGAAGGGGAGGCGGCACAATTGGCCGTCTTATCCGTTGGAATTATGGAAACATTGAGACAACAAAACTCCCCCGCTTAGTGCATACCGGCCTAGATGCTGATGCACTTGCAGACGCTTTGATCTCATTGC